ATCATGTATTGCTTCATTAACTTGAAATGTCTTAACCTTTTTGCTGTTTTTCATATCAACCATAAGTATCCTAATTTTTACAAAAACCTATTTGATTTTACTTGTTTTTATTGTTAATGATTTGTTAAAAGAATCTTTTAATTTTAAAATTTCTTTCAATCTATATTTTCTTCCTTCAAATGGAATGAAGATTTTGCAATTTGCCATCTTCTCAACCATTAAAACAATACCAATATCAGTGTACCATTTATTCATTTTATTATATTATGAAAAGGTTGGATTATAATTTGTTTCTATTTGTTCTGAACTTGGAATATTTCCTACCCAATCTACGCCGGCTCCGCTGCCACCAAACTGACCACCTTCAAAATGCGAATCTTCAACAATTGGAGTTTGACTTGTCATTATTGAAGTGAAAAGTTCAATATTTTCTCTCTTTGTCAAATAATCTGTAAAATAATTACTCACATTTGAATCCTGAGTTTGATAGAATCCAGATTCATTTCGTTTCACCTTTCCAGTTGAAAGTGGAGTGAATTCTTTAATTCGCTTGTAATATTCACGCTTTTGAATATCTCCATGCCAAATGTGAAATAAATTCCCTTTGGCGTATGAAATTAATGGTTTATTTCTATCTGGATATTTCAGCATTCGTAAATTTTCACCTTCTACTAAATAACTCCAAGATTTAATTTCTTCCAAATCTCCAAAACTCTTTGAAATGCATGAACAAGGAATCTGTCCAACGAAGGCGTGAGCCATAATGTGGTCTGCACCTCCAATCAATGCTTTGTCAAACAATCCACCAATTTCTTTGAGATATTCAGTCCTTGCTCCCCAAGCAAATCCAACGTGACCATGAATATCATAATCTTCTGATTTTGCATTTTTTGGATTATCTTTTATATTTGCTCCAAATGATCTCCAAACTTTGTCTTTAGCCCATTCTTTCCATTCATCAATCAAAATCAAATTTTTCGACTTAAAATAAAATGTAGATTCAGGTTCTTGATCTCTATTCAAATGAAAGCAATATTCAAAAGGCTGAATTACATTATAACTTTCGAGTTCTTTACACGCATCGATTAACCAACTCTTATTATCAAAAATAACATCAGTATCTAACCAAAAGATGTATTTGAATTTTCCTTCAGAAATTACTCTTTGAATGATTTTATTCAACAGAGTTTCTTTGTGCCATAGCATTTGCTCAACTTGAACGTGTTCAATTTTACCAGCGAGATCAGGCAATTCGGCATTTGAACCATTCGGAACTGCTTCAAGAACGAAGTGATTCAAATGTTTAATAGAATCATACCACTTATCAAACGCTTTCTTTCGATATTCATTTCTTTGTGGATTGAAATAACAAGCAATGATAATCGCATCCGAATTATTTTTATAACCAGAAGTAAATAAATTTTTAATTGAATTGAACATTGAATTATTTTTTAACAATTGCGATTGAATTTCCATGTCTTAGTTCATCAAAAACTTTAACTAAACCAGAGTCAGTGTAAAATTTCAAATGATCTTCATGCGATTCAAACCTGACCAAATGTGGATTATATTTATCAAAATCTGCTTCAGGGTCAAGTGGAACAATGCTGTGAATCATTCCGCCATGCTTCAACGAAGAAATCATCTTTCTAAGAACTAAATGTGGATCGTATAAATGTTCTAAGGCATGGGAAATGGTGATCAAATCAAAGGATTCATCGACAAAATCCAATTTATGAACGTCGTCGCGGATTAAATTTTTAATAAATACATACTTTGATTTGATCCAATGTTGCTGTGCAAGTTCTCCGATGTCAACTCCGTACACATTTTTGAATCCTCGTTTCCAAAGATCGTGCAAGGTTATTCCAGTTCTACACCCAATGTCTAAAACACACCAATTTTTATCAAACTGAACCTTTGCCAATTGCAAATCCTTCCACAAAGTGTTTACATTTGCGCCTGTTCCAGAACGAGCGTTCTGGTCTGAATAATACGAATCTGGTTTAGGCTTTATTTTCATAGTAATAAATACTATTTTTCCCTGAATTTTGCTTGCAACCACTACATGAATAAACGCATACAACGATTGCAGATGCAAAAATTGCACCCCATATCATTTTTTCAACGAGGTTTAAATTAGGAATCATTTTAATGCAGTCTATAAAATTCGTTATCTGATTCTGAAACATTTTCAATTTCAAGAACTTCAAGTTCAAGCCAGTCAATTTCTTTCAAACGGACTCGATACCATTCTTCTGGAAGAAGTAATCCAGAAATATATTTTCTCGGATTTCTGAGAAATTTCATCAAAAGATGAGGTCTGATAAATTTACATTCTTGAATTGAACAAACTCGTAACTCATCTTTCAACTGTTTATTTTTATCAACGTCCCAATTGTTTGCATGAAGATAGACAACTACTTCAAGAATATTGGATTTACTTTGTTCAGAATCTCCGTAGTGCATTATAACAAATTTTTATCTAGGAGTAGTCATTAAATTAATGTATTTTTCTGCTTCTTCAATTGATTCAAATTCAATCGGATAACAACCATCGGACATCATTGGTCCAAGCATAATATGAGATTCTTCCTCTTTGACCCATTCTCCAAAGAGCCAATATTTCCGCTTGTAAATGTCATATTGAATCCAAACTTCTGACCAGTCATCGTGATAACTGGCATCATAAGGTCTGTAATTTTCGTTTCTTGTCAATTTCATCAGATAAATTTTGATTTAGTTCAATAAACAGTTCCCTGAACGTCATTCCATTTAGAATGCACACAGGAGTTCCAATGATTAAAATGATTAAAAATGTTGATAAAATGCCTAAAATTAAGGCAATAATGATGAAGAATTTGATTAAACTCATCAACAATTTCATTTTAACATTCTCCTTATTTTTTTATTTTTTGGTATTCGACGACTTCTTCTAGTTTTTCTGGAAATTCATCCTCATCAAAATCATCAAGAAAATAATCTTCAAAACTTTCAATAAAAACTTCTCTTCCAATGATGAAATTAAAGAATCTTTCAAGTTCAACTGAATGTCCTTGATCAAATAAAACTCCGTTGACATAAAGAACTTCCCAATCGTCAACTGACAATAAAACTAACTTAAACTTTTCCATTATTTTATCCAGTTTTCGTGAGTTTGAATGTGTTTTGGATGACTCATATTGACAAATGTCGCATATTTTCCATCGTCGTTTCTACTTGGACGAATCATTATATCTTCAGGTTCTTCGTATTTCAAATCACCTTTTTGTTGACGTTTGACGAATATTTTAGATTTGAGTTTGATCCATTCAAGTCCAATGTCAAAGTTGCGCCAGTAGGCCGGATCTGCCCGATAGATCAATTCATATCGCAGTTCTTTGAATTTTCCTGGACGGAACCACGCATAATGGAAGATGAAAAAATCAGTAACTTTCTTCAATTTTGGATATGATTGACTCATAAATCCATTTATCGCTTCAATATACTTTTCTTTGGTATCAAATCTATAACAGAAACGTCTGAACTTTGGGTTTTTAACATTGATTTTTTCCCGATAAAATTGAGTTTCTAAGAAATCAATCCATTCAACTGAAACTCCTTCTCCAGGTTTCAATTTATCAACAATTTCACTGATTAGATCACTTTGATCTTCTCTCAAAAACGCATCTGGTTCCAAATTAAAAATTAAATCTCCGTAAGAAAAATCAAAGTTCAATGGGTTGTCAGTTGTCGTATAAGTCATTGCTTTAATGAAACATTCATCGGCAGATAAATTTTCATATTTCATTGGATGAAGTCTAATTGAAATCGGTTGTTTGATTAAATGACCCCAAATACTTTTATCTTCATCTTGAACGATTTCAACAGTTTCATCCCAATCAAATCCAGTATTTGATTCTAAATCACCTATCCATTTTAATCGGAATTCATCGGTTATCGCAGTTTTATCTTCTGGACCTTTGGAAAAAAGTCCTTCGTTAATGATGATGATATCAGGATTTAAGGTTGCGACCATATTCGGAATCCAACATCTCAATAAATGCGATTCTGCAAATGATGGGCAAATTACAATTCTTCTGGACATTTTGTGAAAATTAGAGCCAGAGGCCAATGAAAAAATATTTACTTTTTCGCTTTTTCATATTTTTAAGTTTCTACAAAGATTAATTCTTCAATGTTGTAGAAGATTCCTTTGTCCGACTTGATCATAATTCTCGGTTTAAAACCTTCTTGAACAATATCCCATGAAACAAAGGTTTCTTTAACTGTTGAAGTCCAATTAGTCAGCCCATAAACATTTCGCTTGAATTTTAATCCAATTAAATCTTTCATATTACAATTTTTTTTAAACATGAGATTCCGGCCCAATCATTTCCAGGTTCGACGAATTCAACAATTTCCCACCAATTTCCATCAATACTGCAAATATCCTTATCAATTTCCTGACCATCAAATAAACGAAGACTCGTTAAGTCTCTCCAAAATTCACCGACATAGACATTTCTTTCATGATGTCTATCACTGATCACCGTATCGTGAAAAACTGCAATTCCTCCTTTTTTAAGGAATGGACTGTAATCTTCCCAATCCTGCTTCACACCCTCGTAAGTGTGGTCTCCATCAATAAAAAGGAAATCAAAGTAGCCGTGCTTATATGGGTCAATTTCTTTTTTATAATCGTTTGAACTCATGAGTCCATTTGCCAATTCGGCAAAGGTTTCTTTACTGTGACTATTTCCTCTAATAAAATGGCAATTTGGAAATCTTTCACAGAACCACAAATCTCTCTTGTCCATTTCTTCATCGCCAATTCCACCATGAATTCCACCATCGCTCATGTCGATTGAAATACATAAATCTGAAACGTCCCAATGTGACCAATGTTCACGATCCCTTGTTAATAACTCATTTAATTTATTCCAAATATAGAACGTTCCGCCAAACTTGGTTCCAATTTCAAGAACTTTGATTGGAAGTCCAAATTTTAAAGAAGTATTTTCAAAGATAAAGTTAGTCAATTCTGTTATTTCAGACTTAATTTGAGGCATATACAATTTATATGCATTTTCAATAATATCTTCAATAACTTTTTCAGTAGATTGAAGCCATTCAACGTCAAGTTCGTCAGTCATCTTTGCAACTTTTTTATTGGTTGCTTCTGGAATTTGTGCCAAGGCTTCTTGGAATAATTTATTTCTCATATTTGCTTTCCAATTCATTCTATAAAGTTTTTAGCAACATTTTTCATTTTTCTTCCAATTCAACTTCAACCCGTGACAATGCAGGTGAAGAAGATGTTTCCATTCTATCATAATATTGATTTGTATAATAGAACTTGACATCTTTACCAACTTTTCCGTCACTGGTAAATTTTGCAGTAATGATTTCCTTCAAGTCCTTTTCGGACAATTCTATTTTGATTTTCATAATCATTTAAAATTTAAAAACTCCGAGCAAAAATCCGTCCAAAACGATGCATAACACACCGATTACTGAAAAGATCATCCGCTTATTGGTTAATTTAACGTTCTGAACTGGATAGAACATCAGTTGTCCCGAATTCCATCCAACTAACCAACCTCCAATGAATGGAAGGACTGCAATTAAAAATTCTTTCATCTTAAAACTATTTTTACAAAGGTAAGTTGAATTATTCAGACTTCCAAATTTATTTCTTTCTAAATTGTTCTGGAAGTCCAACTTCAAGTTCAAATTCATCAAAAGTTTGCAATTCACGTTTCGGCTGTTTCTGAGCCCAATTCCACATTTTCGTCAATCCTTCTTTCAGGGAAGTTTTGCATTCCAAGCCCAAAATATCTCTAGCCTTTTGATGGTCACTGAAAGCATTGCGAACTTCATGAATTCCTTGATAATATTTCCTCTCAACTTTCTCACCAACCACTTCTTCCAATGTTTCCAACGCTTCAAGTAAGGTCATTTCGTCATCATTTCCAAGATTAAAAACTTGACCTTCTGCTTCTTGATCTATTGCACACGCCCAAAGTGGTTCTAAAATATCGTCAACGTAGGTAAAGGCTCGTTTTTGAAGTCCATCTCCATAAATTGAACATGGTTCATCGTTTAAAATTTGACGCATCCAAATTCCCAAGACATTTCTTCTGGAATCTGAAATTTGTTGACCTGGACCATAGACTGAATGTGGCCTCACAACCGCATACTTCAATCCATGCTGTTCCTTAGCACATTGTAAATCTAATTCCACACTGAACTTACCAATTCCGTAAGGATCGCAGGGTGAAGGTGTCATTGATTCAATGAACGGAGTTGGTTGATTTCCGTAAACTGCCATGCTAGAAAAATAAACCAATCGACCAACGTTGAACTTTATGCAATGATTTATTACATTTGCACTGACAACAATATTATTCGCATAATAGTGCTGTCTCATAAATGGAGACCAACTTTCAGCGGCAATAGCAGCCGCGTGAAAGACAATCAGAACTTCATTCGCTTCAAAGATATCTGTTAAATCATCTCCAGCATTCCGAATGAAGCAATCACATCCAGGAACGAAGTCTTCAATATCACTTCCAGATAAATCGTCGAGGGCGATGACTTTTAATTCTGGACGATTTTCAAGGATCCATCTACATAGATTTGAACCTAGACAACCTGCTGCACCAGTGATGAGTATCGATTTTGGTTTATTCTGCATCTTCATTTAATCTTTCTTGGTATTTTAATTTTACTATTGATAAAAATTTATTGAAATCAACTGCTTCCCATTTATCCTTTGGGATCATCAATCTATAAAACAAATATTTCAATGCTAGATAACCTTCGTCTGAATATTCATCTGTTTGCCAACTTTCAGATGTGGCAAGATAACATAATTCATCGGGAGTCCATTGAGTTTCTGGATTTAATCTCAGGAGTTCTGGAGTCAAATATCTGCAACTTTGTTGAAATTCTACCATAAATCTGAAAAGTATTGATCAATTAAATTTTTATTTTTTGAACGATTTTCGTTAGAAATTCTCGTCAATTTTTCATTTTCTAGAATGACTTCAAGACTTGGATGTTCTTTTTTGATTTCATCTAAGCGTCTGCGATCTCCTTCTCCTATAAGAATGTCATTCACAACCAATTCATCCAATTGTTGAATCAATCCATCTAAGGTAAAGGTTCTCTTTTCACCCATGTATTCATATTCATCTTCACTGAATGATTCTATGAACAGTTGGCTTAACTTGGACTTGATTTCTTTGATGATTATTTCTTGATGTTGAACCAAATCATCTTTGCCGTCTTTTTCAAAGAAATAATGCTTGATTCTCTCTGTCACTAATCTATCACAAAATGCTGATAAGGTATCAATATTTGTAATTCTCAATTTTCATTCTCCGTAATTTCTATATTAATTAAATTTTTCGTATATAATCTATCCACTCTTTTGTTTAAATTTCTATAATCTTTGTAGAACAATGCAATTTGCTTTTTAAGAACTTCATCAGATGGTCTAACTGCACGTTCAATTCCTTCAGTGACAAAATTATTTGAATCAAAAACAATTTGCATCGTTCCTTCCCATTCTTCAAGATTAACTTCGAGTTTTTCTTGACTCATCCTAACATCTTGTTCGAGTGAACTTGATTGAGTTGGTTCAAGATGAATTTGGCCGATTTTCGGAGGCCTGAACCAGATTAGAAATGAAGTTAAAAGATTTTTAAGATACTTTATCATTATTTATTTCATTTTGAAGTTTTTCTTTAATATCTTTAAAAGCAGATTCCACAAAATGCTCGGCTAAAAGATCTTTTGGATTAAACTTTTTAGAAACAACCCTTTCAAGTGATTCAACAATCAATAAAATTTTTTCCAAATTACTCCGTTCCATATCCTTCAAGTTGATTTAGCCATTCATAAGTTCTATAGACTAATTTCATCGGATCATATTCCTTGATGAAGGCTGCTTTCATATTGTTGACATAGTACGCCTGTTTCGCTGTAAAATCCCCTAGGATCGCTTCAATCTTTCCATTAATGGCATTGTATTCCCAATCGCATGAAACGAACGTAGAGGCGTTATAAATGAACGGAACGGTATCAACGTGATCCATATCAGGCTTGACTAATACGGATCCAACAGTCGCTGATTCAATATCCCTTGGGGCGATTTCTCCGTAACCAAATGGAGCAATGATTATTTTACTTCGCATCATTATCTGCCAATATTCCTCAATTGGAATTCTTTTTCCATCCTCAAGCATCGCAACTTTAATTGAAGGAGGAAGTTTCTTCAATTCATCAATGCATTTTTTCCTATGAGCGTCATAGAATTGATTGGTCGTTTGTCCAAACTCATAATTGTCTTTTCCTGGGTAAGCGAACAAAGCACAAACGTCAATGTCTTTTTTAAATTTAGTCCAATCATACCAGTGAGGCTGAACGGTTGAAAGCCAATTTGCGCCAGTTAATTGAATTTTACTCCAATCAATTTCTTCAGTGATTTTATAATCAACTTCAGTCGGAAATTCACTATTCCAATAAATCCTACCACATGGATGGAGATACTTGTATTTCTCCCTGTCTTTGTAGAGTGAATTCTTCAACAACAATTTGGCAGGACTTAACTTGAATGCATCATAACTTGCCATTAAACTTGGACTGTCTTGACCGTCAAATAAAATCAAATCACAACCTGTTGAACATTGATTCAGGTTCCATTTTGCAAACTTCAATGATTTTTCATAACTGGCAGCCCTGTCAATATATGATGCTTGAGCAGCCCAGACCATATCATAATCATTCCCTTCAAAGACGAATTCAACGCCGATTTCTCTGAACAACTTCCTTGCCATTAAATATGGTCTGAACGTTGTCTCGTTCCTGTGACGGAAGGTTTGATATAATAGAATTTTTAACATATTTAACCTTTTATCACTTCAACTTCAGTATTGATTAACAAAGTAAAGACCATGAACCAAAGGACATCATAAATCGTTTGTTGACTGCAATTCCCAATCATTAACATCAAGATTGAAAACCAGAGACAATTCGCGATTAGATTAGAAAGTTTCAACGTTGGTTCAATTTTGCTTGAAATTCTTTCGTTTTATCTGTAAACGTCCAACTTTTTCCAAAATCAGGATCGATGACTTTCTGATATACAATTCCATTACCTTTCCCATTATTCAAAATGACAAATTCGTCTTTTCCAATAAAAGCATGAAATTCATCGTTAAAATATACAACGTCAACAGTTTCAAAAACTCTAGAAATTTCATCAAGAGTCAATGTTTGAATAGTTCTATGACTACAAGAAGATAAAAGAAAAATAAATAGCAATGCGTTAAAAAGTTTCATAGAATTTATTTTGATTTTTCTGACGTTCAAACTGCTTAACGTGGAACAATGACCAATTCAAATCTAGTTCATTAAAAAGTTCTTTCTTGAAAGGCAAATCAGTCCAGATTTTAAACCCTTCTAATTGCTCGTGAACTTTAACATCAGTTTTGTATTTGATTCCTTGCTTAAAAATTCTAGCCTGATAATCTGGAAGATTAATTGATGAAATTATTAATTCATCTTGCCGTTGTTCCTTAATTCCATAAAGAGCAAGGATATTCTTTGAATCGTAATCTAACTTCGGAACGACAAAATGAGTCTGATGCCATCTTTGTTCACGAATGTATTCTTCAGTTACTCCAATCACCACGTTTACACGAGGGACTCTGAACATTTCAACTTCTTGATTTTCGAGTAGTAGCAATTTCAAGTTTGCCAACATTCTTGGATGAACCTGCTCGTCAGGATCGAGGAGAAAAATGTATTCTCCACTGCAATTCTTAATCGCATTGTTTTTAAAGACTGCGAAATTCTTCTTCAATGGAAATTCAATGTACTTAACCTTTGGATTCTTCATTGCAGTTCTAACAACTGAAACGACTTCTTCAGTCACTTTTCCTTGGTCGCCCTGAATGACAATTTCATCAACGTCTCCCAAGTTAGGAATCAATCGCTTCAAGAGCAAATCAAGTTCCTTTGCCTCATTCCAAACCGATATGCAATAACTGATTGAGATTTTATTCATTAATTTTAAACGATTTATAACCAAGTTGACTTACCTGAACACCTTCTTGAGAAACAATTTGTTCGGGATCAATTAAATACAAAATACCATCATTTTCAAAGAGATAAATTGAAACGATTGTTTCCCAACCAAAATTTTCAATGTCACCATTTTTATATGAATGATAATATAGAAACTTCAAATTTGAACAATCAATCTTTTCTGTTTTGAGCATTGATTTTAGAAAAGAAGTCATTGACTGAATATTCTTTTCTCTAATTTTCTGAGTCATGTCCATTTTTGATGAATTCATTTATTTTTTCAAGTGCTGTTTGGTATTTTGCTTGAAGTTTAGGTTTAAAACCAATCATCCTTAAAAAATATTCATTTCTAATCTTAGAGTAGAAGATTTTATATTCGCTGAAAATAGAAAAGTTATCATCTATTTTATTTGTGTATTTATCTTCCCAAACTAAACACCAATCTGTTTCTAAATTATCATTCATTTTCTAATCTTAATTTATCAAATTCATTTAATGCATCTGAAAAATCGCTGAACTTTTTAGAACATTCTGGATCCAGAACCTGAATTTTATCTCCTTGAACCCGTTGTAATTTATCTAAAGGTTTTTCGCCTTCTTCTAAATCACGAAACGCATTGACTTCCCAACCATCATTTAAAGTTGGTTGTAGAACAATTGAATCGGTGAATAATGTGATCTTATACCAAACTTGACCCAAATCGTCAATGAATTTTGAAACATAAGTCGGATCAGAACAATATTTTTCAAATGGAATGTGAAGTTGATCCCGTTCATTCCAACCTTTAAAGGTATGATATCCTGTTTCAACACATAACATCCTATCGCCTTCCAAGAGGACGGTTTTCTTCCCCGTCATTGGATTGATATAATCATAGGTTAGTTTCATGATTTTGGAAATAATTTAAGAAATATCCAGTGTCCAGGATATGCTGCTATAAAGCATGAAAGAATGCACGAAATCAAAAACACATGATCGGTGTCCAAATCATTTGAAAAGATTCTATAAATCAAAACACTTATTGGCATTGAGATTATAAACGAGACAATCATAATACCAAATAATGTCAAACACATGAGTAAATTTTTCATTTCTAAGTTATTTTTTAATTGTAAAAGTTATTCTATTTTTAAATTCATCAATCATATTAGCAAACAGACTAACTCGCATTTCATTTGTATATTTGAATTTATAACTTTCCAATGACATAAATGGAGCAATGTCTTGACAAATAAAGACAATCCTCCATCTTTTAAAAATCTTCAAAAAAGAAACTTTTTCTTCAATATAGTATCGAGTTTGAAACATTTCAAATGAAATTCTACATCTATAATTGGGATCAAATTGAAATAAAATCACTAAGTTATTTTCTTTAATTGTGGAAGATTAATCCGAACCTGACTTGGTTCTTTATTCACAAAGGTAAGTTCTTTTTCTAACAATTCCAAAAATCTAGATGACATTTTTTCAATCGAGAAATTCTCTTTGGTATATTTGGTTGATTTTCTTGACTTTACGAGATATTTTTCATAATTTTCAAAAACATCAGATAAAACTTGTCCAGCATACTGGTAACTGACTGTGAACCATTCTCCTTCCTTTGGAATCCACTCATTTGCTGCACTTCCGTCAATCTTGGTTAATTTTCCTGGAAGTAAAACTGAATAATCTGGATTCAAAAAGTCTAACGGACCTGAATAAGCGGAACAAATGACAGGTTTTCCAGTAGCAGTGAATTCAAGTAACGGAAGTCCAAATCCTTCACCCTTATGAAAACTAACCATCGCCTTAACTTTCGGATGGTTATAGAGTTCATTCATCTCTGTATCTGATAAATCACCGTTCAAGACATAGATGGACGGAAGTTTACCTTTGAAACCTTCTTCACGGATCATTTCTTGAATTTGGTTGATTTTATCTAGAATCTGATCACGTTCCGTAATACTGAATCCTGCTCCAGATGTCTTGAGAATCAATGCTGGACGTTTCTTTTTATTCTTGAAAACATCTAAGAAAGTTTTAATTAACATTCCAACATCTTTTCTGTCTTGACCTAATCTACCGTTTAAGAAATGTCCAGTAAAGAGATAACAAAAATCTTCTTTAATACCTTTGAACAATTCATTTACATCACTTGAAATTTCAGTCGTTTTGTGGAAAATATTTAAGTCTAAACCCTCAAAGAGAACTTCAATAGGCTTGTTGACTTGGATCGTTTCAACAATTCTGTCATTTTCTTTCTTATCATATTTAGTCTGAAGCAGAACGTCCTTGGTGAATTGACTTGGGACGATGACTAAATCAACGCGATTGCATCCTTCCAGGAAGTTTAGAGGCGCAATTGATGATTCTGTTCCTGCCGTGATTCCAATATTCTTCTTTCCCTTAGGTTGAAATTCATTTGGAATTGATACTTGGATATGTAGGTCAGGTTGGCGATCCAAACCTTGAACGAATAAATCTAAGATTTCCTTATCTTCAGGAATATTTGGATCAAGTCCTGTCATTGGAGTATTTCCCCATCTGGTAGGGAAGACTTTGACGTCAAATTTATCCATACTCAAGATGGATTTCAGGAGAATCCTACAATGGGTTCCATATCCTGATCTCGTTCCGACGCTTCCTTCGAACAGCAAAAGAGGTCTTGGTGTATTATCTTTCAATTGAATATTCAAGTTCTTAGATTCCTGCATTTAAACCAAGTAATTTCTTTTCTTCCTTGGTGAGTTTATTTAATGCTTTTTTAATTGCTTCTTTATTTTCAAAATTCTCTACAATTCGATTATTGTCAAAATATTCGAGGAAATGACTTGAAGCATAGTTTTTAAAATTTTGTCTTCCCCAAACTTTCAAGATTGAAATGGCTTCTTCTAAGAATTTATCATAATCACCTGGAATAAACGGGAAACGACTTGTGGTAGCCATTTCAATGTAAGAATCTAATCGACTTGCATATTTCAACAAATCTTCTTCTGTTTCAAAAATTAATTTCATCTTATAAACTTTTTATTGATTTTACTATTAATTCATCTGCCTTAATTTGGTCAAAATGTTCCAAATATCCATCACTGTCACAAATCCCTTCAATTATTTCATTCTTAACCAATGCGTGATATATTTGGTAATCCCAACCTGAATTACCAAACGGTCTCCTTCCGTTGAAAGATTCTCCATCTTGCCATAATTCAAGGAGTAATCTGATGAAATATTCTTTAATGGTTATCTTTTCATGGAAATCATCGCAGAAAAATTCGATTTCTAAAATGTTCTTATTCATATAAATTTTCTATAATGTTCTGGATCTGAAATGATATCATCTAAGAAATCTTTAGTCACAACAATTCCAAGTGAAGTAAGAATATAAGCATTTCTCTCCTTATCAAAATTGTCAGGACCAAAGGCAAAATCGATCATATCATTATCAATGTGATAAAGAATGAATTCTAAAATATTATTTTTATTTACCATACAATTCCATCATTTAGAATTTCCGATTTCTCTTCAACGGCGATCATTGAATATTTCTTAGGACTCTTCCATGTTGCAAACAGCGTTTCAACCGAAGTCGTGAATCGTTTGCAAACATCAATTGAATTCATTCCAGATTCTTCACTCATGACCCAATCCCTTCCAATCAATCCTCTTCTATCCCGTTCTTCTTTTCCTAAGTCATAGATGAATTTTAATCCAGTTGCTGCATCTTCTGCATCTGAAAAGTCATCAAAGATATATGGTGTTGGAATTGAACCTTGAAGTGCTCTAGCCCTAGGGAATATTGGATAAACCCATTCTCCACATTTCTTATATTTTCCCCTGTGATTGCTGGTAAATTCAGAATCAAATTCAATCCATTTTCCTTCTTCATCTTCAAATCTCATTTGATCTTGAAGTCCCCCCGTAACTGGTGCAATTAACATCGTTCCTGCCATAATTGATTCGTTTGCGGCCAATCCAAATCCTTCAGCACTGGACATGAAGAAAGTGCAATCAGATAGATTATAGAACCAATTCAACACTTGAGCAGGAATCATTTCTTGATTGAATAAGACTTTATACTTTGGACAAATGGCTTTTTTTACTGCCATCAAATCTGTTCCGTTTTCGTCCGCAATTTGCGTCTTCATTATCAAGCAACAACGCTTTGCTTTTTCAGGAGGTAATTGATCGCAAAATCTCCGATAACTTAAGATGATATCACCAGGTTGCTTCCGTCTAATATTTCTACTGTTGAAAAATACGATGAAATCCACGTCATGCTTCTTTAAAAAATCTTCCTTGAACCTTTGATAGTCGTTCCAATCGTGAGATTCAGATGTTTCTTTGAAGTAATATTTTGGATTCGAACCATGAGGAATGTAGCTGAGTAATACTGGTTGTCTATTTGCCATTTTTTGATTCCTGTTCAATGAATTCATTGATTTTTATCGTTAACCATTTTGTCATTTTATAGCCATATCTATTACAATACTCTTTCAATTTTAAAAAAGTATCATGTTCAATGTTGACAACGTGATTAGGTTTCATTTCTGGTTGATTCATGATATTCAAGTGCCTTTTCTATGTAAGAACCGAGAACCGTATCATTTATGACTCTGAATTCTAAATTGTTATTTTTACAATATTCTATTCCTGCTGCAATTTTTAATTGATTTCTTGAATATTGTAATAGTCCATCTGGTTTAATTTCTTCTAAAAATTGATTATCAACTAAAATATCTGGAGCATAGTTTCTATTAACTCCTTCTTCATCAATATATGGAATTCTTATCTTATGATGTTTTGACCAAGAACAACCTAAATCATCAAGTTGCATCATCCTTGCTAATTCCCATGAACTTGAATATTTCTGAGAACTTCCGTCTTTTGAGATAAAATCACCATTCTTATGATTATTAAAGGGTTGCCAATTTCCAGATGCAATTAAATCTGTTATTTTCTTGGATTGATCTTCTTTCCATTCTAAAGATCCCATTCTTTCATTCGCATAATCGACCATTTTTTGATGATATTGTTCTCTACGTTCTTCGTCCCAGTTATCTTTAGTTTCTTGAGATTTCTTTCTAAACCTTGCAGAATCTTCACCATGATTTAAATGATCTGCGTTTCCTTTACGCTTTTCATCCAACTCTTTTTGTTTTTCGTTTGCAATATCAACTCCATATTTATCAGTCCAATATTCAAGTAATGTTTTTCCTTGCTGAAATACAAAGTTTCCAGTAAATGGCTTAAAATTCAATGATCCAGAAGCATGCATTTGCTTCATTCTTTCTGAACCTCCTCTAATATCAATTTGTTCTTGAGCCTTTTCTGGACCATAAATGTCTTCATAAGTTCTACCGGCAAGCATACATGAACGACATAATCCTTTTTTAGTAAAAATCTTTCCAGTACATTTTGAATTATTGTTTGGATTTAAACAGTTTCCTTCTTTCATTTTTATCTCCTTTTTATTTGTTTACATAAGTATCCAAAAAGAAAATAAAAACTATTTTTTTAAAATAAATTCAAATAAAGTTATTTGTCTAAATTTAAAGTCTCTGTACCATGACGCTTCAAACATTGTTCATTTACAATGACAGTCTGACGATTGATTGACATTAACAAATCACAACTGGAGTATGCAGAAGAATTCCATTCTGGAAATGGACTTGATGCGTCCCAAATATTGAGATATGCAATAGGGATTTTATGAACCGTCCTAAGTTCATATTCCATGGCAAATACATGGGCGAAAAATCTAGGATCCGTAATGAGCAAGAGCATATCAGGTTTTTCATAATGAATAATTTCTCTGATAACTTCTTGATTGCCATATCCGTCATGGCAATAAATTTTGCAATAAACGTTCTCCAAACCAGTTTCCTTTTCAATATCAGCACTGGCATCAATTATCTTACCGTGATCTGGATGTTTTAATGCTGCTCCAAGTTGGACCCAGTCATATTTATCTGCCGTCCCAACCACTATTTCTTTTGCCGCAGTTGCAATTCCAGATGCAAATTGAATAGAATCACATATTAAAAATATTTTCTTTTTCTTTGGGCGATCAACTCCGATTTTGCGGAGTTTTGGTAATTGTATCTGCAAGATTTAAATTCCTTTTTCTTTTATTCTTTGAAAAAATTCTTCGTGACAACGGCGGCATTTTATATCAAAATAATATCCAAAAAATCCAACCGCTCGAACTTTATGCCAATATTTTCGATGAAATAACCAACAAATTATTCTCTTCATTTACACTTCAATAATGTTAAATTTTTAACGTATTCTCTCCGCCATAGTAGATTATTCTTCCTATTTTGACTGACGTAGAAATGATCTCCTTTGATCAAATAAATCCTTCGGTCGCAACTATTAATACGAACGAAGCAATTTGTCATTTGACTCTTTTCCATGCATTTTTCAGGTTTCATCCAAGTTGAACGGTGTTGAGCCTGAAGATTGAGTGAAAACAAGGTTAAAATTGCTGTAATTATAATGTTTTTCATCGTGTAAAAAGTTTGAAAAAATAAATATACAACTTTATTCTGGTTTCAATGAAACTCTTTTTCTGGACCTAATACAAGTTGAAACGATCAATCGTCGATTATATTCATCTTCGGTAATCAGTTCTTCATACCAACTGAATTGATAGTTCTTTCTGTCCCAACCATCGGGATCATAGACGATGATATCAGGATTCAATTCCTGCCATTCTTGAGATGTCTTTTTAACTTCTTCCATTTTCTATAAATATCTTTTTGAATTAAATAAACACTGGTTTTATACCTTTTTTTTCTGCCTTTTTTGCGATTGTCTGATAAAATTTCCAGTCTTTAGAATCAGGACTTTCACCAATTACGAGTTTGTCAATTTTAGATAAAAGGCAATCATATCTGTGGGCGAAATGGGTTGGATGAAAGCCTTTCTTGTAATAATCATCACTCAATGCGGAATAAAGGTTCTTCCCTGTAAATGATGGATTGAATTCTTGATAAGGCAAACTAAATTCAATTGCTGTCTTTTTAACTTCCTTCTCAATTCCGGTTGAATTTCCACCAGATATAATTGTTGCAGTTGAACCAAAGGTTGTTTTAACTTTGAACAAGAACTCTTTTACTTCCTTTGACTTGAAGCAAGTTTCTGATCCGATTATTCCTATTCTGAACATATCCTTTTATTTCGTGGACAAAGATCTTCCCTCAAATTATATTCACAGAACCTGCAATTAAACCCATTTTTACCAGTCTTGGCTTGGAACGGGAATAATGTATTGTATTCTCCGTTAGGCAAAAAGCATGAATTTATGAAGGATTCAAATGATTTCAAAGTTGAATTGTAACTTGGTTTACCTTGGGAAGGTTTAAACGTTTGGACTCTTCTCTGTGGATAAGCGGAATCAAGGTCAATTTTTCGCTTTAAAATGATGAACTCAACTTCAATTTCATCAATTGGAATATTGTATTGTCTGCTGAAATAAACCTTGTAAATCAACAACTGATCAATCTTGGTTTGATCTTTTTTATCCCATTGATTCCAACCTTTTGTTGAAGTTTTAAAGTCTCCGATGTAAAATTTTGAACCTTTCTTGTCCTTTATAACTAAGTCTAAAAACCCTGTCAATATAACGTTTGGTTTTTCTGGAATTGGACATATTTGAATTTCAATCTCCGTTCCGACAAGTTCTTGATTTCTCCTGTCAAAATACTTCGTTCTCTTCTTGCGGAGATATTTCAACGTTTCAAGCCCATCCAAGTAAAATTCAGTCAATTGTTCTTTGGTTGAAAATTGTTTGCCGTGTTTCTTTACGTCGCCGCCGTAATTTTTCTTCAATTCATCCAATAACATCTTATCAAAGTCCATCGCTTCAGATTCTTTAACTGTTTTATTGAAAAGAACGTGAAGCCATGATTGAATGACGGTGTGCATTGAAGTTCCAAAAATCATGTGGATTGATGGTTCTTGGGTTTTTATCTTATCAATATATTTCAACTTCCATTGATGTTCACATTTTTGGAACGTTGAATATTGCGAGTAAGAAATGAACTTGCAGTTTTCAGGTTTTTCTAACTTTTGATTAAACTTGTCCTGAATATTCGTTACTTTCAAGTTATTTATTTTTTAAGTTGATTAACTCCTTGTCCAATCAATGCCCAAATAAATAGACATAGATAAAAAATACCAATTATTATAAAGACATTTGCAATGTGATTCATTCTTTATTCCATCCTTTAATGAAAGCGATTAAATCCCTATGTTGTTGTTCGATGTATGATTTATATGCATTAGGGTATTTTTCAACAAATTCTTGAACCAGTTGAAAGTCATCAATCATATCTTTCTTTTTTTCTAATTCTTTATTGATCTGGTCAATTAATGGTTCTGGTTCAGAACAATATTGTCTATTAACCAAGTCATTCTGAACTGGTTTCAATGGAACCGTTATATGTGAAGTCCATCCATTATCAGATAAAGTAACTGGTGATATTTTAACTTCAAATTCCGAATTCACTTTTAACTCGTTTGTCATCGTATCCATACAATTTTATAAATGATTTAATTTCAACCATGCCTGACGGCAATTCCATCAAGACATCCATGCACTGTTCTGCTTCATCTTTTGATAATTGCATTTTATCTGCTAAAAAATCAATTACCTTTCCAAACTTTTTATCCTTCTCAGATTTATTTGAAATATATTTCGTGAAGAACTTTTTCTTTGGAAGTAAATCTAAATAGAACTTGTAATATAACTTTGTATCAAGTAAATCAGTGGTTGGTTGACATTCTGCAATTACTTCTAAATAATCCAAGTGCATTGAAAACCAACGATTAATCATCCAAGTCTGAACTTTCTTCTGTTCAGTTTCAGATTGATCTTCCCACTTAACCTTGTTAAAGGTCAAATCGTTCAAAATGTCAAATATCGTCTTTGCCTTTATCTCTGCCATAAACTATATTTTCAATGTATTCTGTTAAATTCCAAATACCTGTAAGGATTATAAATGGAATAAAGAATGAAATTATAACTTTGATTCCAGTCGGCCATTCTTTACAATGGTAAAATAAGAAATCTACTGCATAATTCCAAAGAATTAATGTTAAAATTAGAACAATAATTCCAAAAATGGAATCGTTTAATCTATTCTTCATTCTTTGTCAAAAGTAAATGTAGCATCAAGTTCAGGTTTGCCATCTTTCACAACGTGCTTGAACTTTGCCTTAATTCCCTTATCTTCCAATTCCTTTTCTAAGTTCTTCTCAAATGAAGTTGTTTCAGGTATTTCAATTGGTCTAAAATCAGACGCTTCAGTGAAACCACTTCCAAAAACAACTTTTTCAACTTTTTCAGTTTCTAAATACGGTTCAAAGAATTGCTCCCGCGATTCAATTGCCAAACGCTTCCATTCCCATTCATTGATAATCACGCCTTTTGAATGGCGTTTCCAACCTTTCTTGCAAATAAATAACTTTTCACTCATTTTTCATTCCTTTTTGCCCGTAGGCTTTTATTTGGCCATTTTAGGCCGATTTTACATTTGAATTAACTTCGCCGACTTATTTTCCGAACTATTGACTTCTTCTACGACTTCAAGTCCAAGTTTCTCTTCAACATCCTTCATTCCTCTTGGAAGGAAATCTTTCAATAAATCTCCACAGTCATCGCATCTAAATACCGGAATTGGTTCAATGTGATCTTGAGGTTGGCCTGTTAAGAACTTATTCCATTTTCTGATTAGAAGTGACTGTTTGAAGAATAATCCTCCACAGTTAGCACATTCAAATCCAGTGCTTTGTTCTAAGGTCAATTGTGGACCTTGAATTGGTTGATTTTGCATATATATTTCCTTTTAAAATTTTTCAATTAATGGTTTTTCTGGCATTTGATAACTTACAAATCCAGAAGCCCTTGACGTCCAAGTTGATACAGTTTCGGATAAGATAGATTTATGATTGCACAAATTACATTGAATCCAAATCGTATCAGTTCTTTTTTCAATCAAATCAGAAATTGATTCATCCCAAGTGTGGAATTGACTTGAACCACATTTTGAACAAACTCTTTTTGGTAAATTATCTTGAACTTGTATCATTTTAAAAATTGATGGTAATTTTTAATCTGCGATTTTCCAATAAATCTTGCTTCCGGTCTTTCAACGTATAATGATCTAATTCCATTCAATTCTGACCAATGTTCTGGTTCATCTTCAAATGGAAATAATATCACATCAAACCAAGTACAACCTTCACTTCGTGTTGACCTAACAAATTTACAATTCTTTAAAACTCCAGATTGACCATAATTAACCACGCATTCATCTCCTTCCTTCCACTCTTCATATTTAAATTGTAGATCTTCTTTTTTCATTTCTTATTGTTTTCAAGTGATTCTAGTAAGTCATCTAATAATCCGTGAATATCTGAAATAATCCATTTCGCATCATCGGATTCTATTTCATCGTCTAAAGAATATTCTAGATTATTAATTTCCTGCTTGATGTTATAAAAAATACTTGCGGCTTCTTCATTCATGACTTTAAATCTCTTAAAATGTTAATGAACATTGCGGCAATTTGGATTTCTTTGTCGAGAACTAATCCGCTCTTTGATTGAAATTCTGCAATGTGAAGTATGATTCCTGCTCTTTTTCCATCTGGAACAAATTCTTCAAGTTTATCAAATAAATATCTAAACAGGTCGTCAAATTGCCTGACCTTACTGTCTGCGATTATTTGACGAATTGCATTGAAAGTTAACTTGACGTCTCCTAGATTTTTCAATTCATCAAGAATCATATCACAATAATCAGCGACAATTCTTTCTTGAGAATCAATTTTTAATTCTCCAGTGATTGAATTTCTCTGAAGTGTCTGAATTGTTTTCCTGAGATCTGGATAGCATTGAGTTACAATAGAAATCAAATCTCTTGGGTCGTATTTGACATTTTCATTGTCAAGAATTGTCTTACAACGAAGCGCAACTGATTTTTTATCTGGAGGCTGAATATGGAATTCGACAAGTCGACTTCTAAGTGGCTGAATTAAACGTTCTGCGTAATTCGCCGTAAAAATAAATCTAGTATTTTTACTGAACGTTTCAATTATATTTCTGAGAGCAGGTTGAGCGGAATGTGCTACAAGAAAATCGGATTCGTCAAGAATAATAATCTTCCACCTTGAAAATCCAACTGAACTGGCGAATGTTTTGATTTTATCTCTAACCGTTTCAATGTTATTTTCATCGCTTGCATTGATGTACATCACATCAGCATCGAGTTCCTTTCCAATTATTTTTGCAGCAGTTGTTTTACCAGAACCTGGCGAGACCGAGTGAAGTAACAGTGATGGGACATCTCCTTCGGCGATCCATTTACGAACCTTACTGACGAAATCTTCATTTCCAACGTAATCATCAAATGTCTGAGGTCGATATTTCTCGTACCAAAGTGAATTGACTAAATTTGACATAAAAGTTTTTTGAATATTTGATTTGAATAATACTTTTCACCCATCTCTTTCGCATCACTTAAAACCACGTCCTTCCATTTCTCATAATTATCAATCTTTTCCGAAATAAAATCCATCAACTGCAATCTGTTCCTGACAATATACAAGAATTTATTATTCTTCGGCTTTGACAACATTGAAGGATATTGATAAATCGCAGGAAACGTGTATTGATACATCAGTCTTTTTGGGACGAACGGAACCAAACCATTGACCATTCCTTCATAGAGCATCACTGGATCATATTCTTGGTATGCTCCACAGAACATTCCAATTGATTCCTTCAATAAAATCCTGTATTGCCATCTGTGATTATGCGTCTTTCTAGCAAAGACAAATTCATAATCTAATTCTGCGGCTAAACCTTTGAATATCTGCGATTGATATTCATTGACAACATCATAAGGAAAAACAATCTTTTTTTCTTTGTCATCTAAACCAACATCTCTCGTCAAATATTCAAAGGGATAACCAGTGACTTCAAATTGCGTTTTATTTAAGTTCCGACCTGAATATTTGTTCTGAAACAACTTTAAATGTTCATCACATAAAAAGCAATTTAAATCGTAAGCGTTGTAAAGTGCTAATTCAAAATCCCTACCCCATTTCTTATGTTTTCTCTTGAACCTTTTCCACATTGGACTCTGTTGATTGAACAGTGAATTGCCCCAGAATCCAATCATCTTAATTTTCAAGCCAAACTCATATCTAAAAAACGACAATGGTACAGCGACAAAATTCCAAGCGTTCGTGAATATAAAAATATCACCTGACTTGATTTCGTTCTTCGTCACCATGTCCAAAATCACCTTCAATTGATGTGTTTTGAAATTGGTATCTGCCCAGAGATACGATTCGTGCCTTAAACTTGAACCTTCGATGATATTGACTTCATATTGATCAAAGTCTATGTCTTTAAAGCATTCCCTCCAATACGTCTCGATTCGATTATCAAATGGAGTGTAATCAGTCAGAATGTGAAGAGTTGGTTTTTTCAATATCAATTACAACGAATAATCCGTAAACGAAAGTCACTAAGTTAAAAATAAACAAAATCCATTCAAATTTAAGCATCTGCCCGATCACTCGCATTCAAAACTTTACAAATCTTAGTTTCAACGACTGAAATCAATTCCCATTCAAAGTTTACTCCACGATATTCGGTCGTGATAATTGCTTCGGCATCAGTCACAGTTACGGCATCTTCAATGAGATAAGTGGCAGTTGATTTTTTAATCTTACCTTTGTCGTCTTCAATTTTTTCTTTTACTTTTGCAATGTAATTCATAACTTTACTTTTGTTTTAAAAATTTATAGAAATGGTTAGCAACACTGGTGACATCTTCTTGTGTATAGTTTCCACCAGCGTCTGATTTTATTTTAATGAATTTAACTGCTTCTTTTAAAGCAATTTTTGATAATTTTTGTTCTTCTGTCATATTAAATTTCAACGTGATTTTTAGTGAATAAATTGTTCCATAATTCAAAATCGATCATAGTTTCAAAGTCACCAATGACAGATTTTCCAGATTCATGAAATATATCAATTGAATATGAATCGTCTGAATACGAATAAGTAACTTCAACTTTTTGACATGAACCATTCTTATAAATTTGAATGAACATAAAGTCGTCATCAATCCATTCTGGTTTTGGAATTGTTGGTTTGAAATTAAATTTCTTTAAAAGTTCGGTGAAATTCATATTAATCCTATTTTGTTTGCGTAAAGAATTCCAAGACCAATTAAAAACAAACCAATTCCGATTGCAAGTGGATGGATTTTATTAATCATCGTTTAATCCAATTTATAAGGTTAATGAAATCGTTTCCAATCAGGAATGTAATTAAGTTTGGATGATTTTCTCCACATAATCCAATGACATGGGAACAATTATGAATTATTTCAGTCATTTTCTTCAAAAATTATATCATCAGTTCCACAATAGTCATATAGCAATTCTCCTAGTGACTTTAAAGAATTTTGTTCTTCAAATTCATCCCAAATAGTTTCAACATCAATTTCATCTTCGTCGTAATCATCGACATTAATTTCAAATTCGTGTTCAAAATAAACCTTTAATTTAACGAATTTAGAATTTCCTTCTGTAAAAATTTTTGGTTTGTGCATAATAAAAAAGAATTAAAGTTAATTTATTTTATCCAATCATTAAAAGCGTGATAGTATGCGTCAAGAATATCCATAGTTGGAGTTTCTTCTAAGTTCTTTTGTGCGAACATCTCAACTTCTCCTCTAAGTCCCCATCTATCTGCTTCCCACAAAATTTCTTCAATTTCAATTTGTTGCTGAATTGTTAGCTCATTGTTTAATTCAAATTGTCTGTCGTGCATAATTTCATTCTCCATAATTTGGTATTTCTATTTTTGATTGTTTACAATAAATTTCAAACCTCGTTTTTATTTCTTCTACTTTGGGTCTAACCTTGACTTGATTCCAAAGTTGTTCAAAAGTCATGATTGGTTCTTCAATTTCAAATATTGCACAAATTCTGCTCGGATCATTTGTATCAAATCTCTCTTCAATTATCCTTGACTTTTTTGTCACTTTATCATCTTCATCATAAAAAGATTTTACGACCCAAACAAGACCTTCGTTCAACCTGAGAATATATTGACCGATATCACCTTGTGGCGTTTCAACTCTACTCTCTGTTATAATCAAACTTGATAGAAGTAGATTCCTGTAAATACCCTTAAATTCACTTTCTCCTGCACTTAAATTGGGTGAGTAGTAAATGAACTTACTCCATGTAAGATCATTCGTTAGCATCAAATCTACCTGTACTGTCTGCCCTTCAAAAGGGAATCCAAAACTGATTTGGTTAAAACCTTTACAAATTTTATGTTCCAATCTACCAATAATCCATCTCGACATCCAATCAAAACTTATCGTTTTTTCAAGAACTGCAATGTCAACATCTCCACTGAATTCTTTTTTTCCAAAAGAACCGATGAATTCCCAATCGTTTCTATCAACATTTATATTATTGAAGAATTTCTCAATTTCAATTTCAAACGAATCGACTTGTGAAATGTGAAGTGGTTTTGAATTAAATAAACCTGAACTCATGATTCAATGTATAATTTGATTGAATGGATACTGTTAATTAAATATTGATCGTATTTATCAAAATTAAAATCTTCCCAAGTCCGTGATCGTTCAATAATCCAATCTTCAAAATTTAAAACTTCATCAATTGGAATTAAATAATCAAAACCACCAATTGTTCTATAATAATGAGGTTTCAAAGATTTAACGTGATATGGTTCTTTTATTTCACCAGTTTCAACTTCAATTTTCATCTTTCAATTAAGTTAAATCAATTCCTTTAATGTAATATTTGACTTCGTAATCTTCTCCTTTAAATGCAACTTGCATCAATTTGCGACTAGATACTGAAATCGTTCCTTCCCTGAAGTCAGTATTGTTTGAAAGAATTGTCGTCAGGATTCCAACATTAAATGCAAGAACATCAACCACTGAATTAGTTATTTCCGCTGGAAATTGAACCGTGATTCGATTAGTATTAGTTTCTGAATAATTGATGACGAAATCAACAGACTTCGTGTCGGCAACCAAACCTACGATTTTGACATCTGTTAAGGCTTTACTTGATTTGACGAACCTGTCAACCAATTCCTTTTTAAGTGGAATTTCAAAGTCCCAATCCGGAAGTGTCTTCAATGTCTTTGACTCTGGGATGACTGATAAATCTGCTAAGATGCAAACTGCGTCAACAAATTTGTCGCTTATACGAATTCCTGTTGGCGTGTTTCGTTCGTAATTGAATGAAAGATTAATTTCACTGTCCATCGCTCCCAACATTGTCAACAAAGACGTGGTGTCAAAAATACCAATTTCTCTGTCTTCCAAGTCCAAATTAGCATCCAAGGTTCCGATTGTTGACATATCTTCTGAAGTGAAGTTGATCAGAACCTTTTTGTCTTTAATCGTCCATTTTACTGATGGACACTGTTTTTCTAAGTAGTATTTTTTAATTAAATTACTGAAATCTGACTTTTGCATATTTTCCTTTAATAGTTTATATTTAACATGGTAAATTCATTTTAACTTTTTGTCCTTCAAGGATTGCGTATAATTTGTTCCAACCTTCCCTTTCAACGATTCTTTGAATGAGTTCAACTGCGTCACCTTTTCTATTCCCGTTATCGCCAAAATCAAATTCATTTTTTGGCAAGTCTCCGCTATCTCTCAAAATTTCAATTGCTTCATCAGTATCATCAGTAATGAACTTTGAATCGGATAAATATTCAACCAAGTCAGATTCATCAAAATGATATAAAAGTTCATTGACGCTATTCTCTTTGAGAAGGAAATCAATAATTTCAGATGTTCCAATGTAATCTAAGACGTCTTCTTTTTCAAAATTATCAAAAATATCCTTTATTTCTTCTATATTCATATCTAATTTTATTTCTTACAAGTTAAGTGAATTTTCTGAATTATCCAAATTCTCGTTGAAAAACTTTTCAACTTTTTTAAAAAAAATCTGAATCAGCATCCAAGTTAATTTTGCCCCATCCTAAATCCTCCCAAATAGTTTCAAGTTTAGACATTAAAGAACGATTAAATATTTCATTCTTGTCAATAAATCTCTCTAAGAATTCGACTATCTGATTCGGATCATCATATCCCCTAATTGCCAATGTTTCAAAACCATAAGGATTTGCTTTCAAATATGCCCACAATATCTTATCACCATCTTCAATCTTTGGTAGATTTTCAATTTTAAACAACTCTAGTAATTTATTGTAATTCTGTGCAGACTTGACGTGGATTGGAGTTCCTTTCTGTCCATATTTGAACTTGGATATTTCTTTGACTGAAGTTGGAAGAAGGATATCACGAATAGATTCAGATTTGAATTGTTTTTTAAAATTCTTGATTTTGATATTTAATTCTGTCGAATTTACGTCATGTAAAATATCAATAATCAGTTCTTTTTGAATTTTTCTGAAAGTTAATGGAAATGAAGATCTAACCATATCAAATCCCTTAAAATCAGTTTTTTCATTCAAATTCTTATCTAACGTTAATTGAGCATATCTTTTCTTAGCAGTTCCCCAAAATGCTCTTTTTGCAATCTTTTCTTGTGCAAATTTTAGACGACAATTATTTGAATTGAAATGATTTTCTGCTAACCACTTTAATGATTGATTTGCATATTCACAAACACTGTTTGAAATTTCAACGATTTTTGGGTAAATTTCAGAATCATTTAAAGTCTCATAATCATCAATCAATGGAATTGCTTCAATGTACGTTGAATCTGTGTCAGAATAAGTTACAAAATCTGCGGAATTTTCTATATTTAATTTATTTTTATAATATTTATTTATAACTGAACCTGAAAATTTAATTATATCTTGACCAGAAAGAGTCACACCTTCTCCATTCTGCTTATCATAGAATCTAAACGATGGAAGTAACAAAACACCATAAAAAGAATTCAACAAAATTTTGGTAATCAATTGCTTTCTGTCAAAATATTCATAGTCAGGCGAATCGGGTTTAAATTCTTTCAATTTTGTTTTATACTCCAATCGTTCATTAAACCAAGTGTTTAATATTGATGGAATCAATCCAACCTGTTTATTATGATAAACAACGCCATTTCCTGCAATTGATGCTTTGTTTTTCTCTATAAAATCGATGAATTCAGTCTTGCTCAAAGTTACTGTTCTAACCTCAGTAAAAGCCAAAATCCCAGGTTCAAACAAATCAAGTGTTATCTGAATATCATCTGGCAAAAAATTAAAATTATTCATTTAAAAATATTTTAAATTGTTCGATAATAGCGTTTTTATTAGTTCTCCAATCAGTTTCCCAAATAACAAAAACCTTATATCCTAAATCAGTTAAATATTGAATTCTACTTTCATCAAATTTCCAAACTTCTTCTGCCGAAACGTTTCCGCGTTTTTTAGCAGTTGGTAAATATATTTTAGGATTTAAGTGCCAATAATCACCAAAAAATTCAATAACAATATTTTTATCTTCTATTAACCCATCAACAATAAATCTTCCAATTACAAATTCTTGAATAATATCAATGTTAAATTTTTCTTTTAGTTCCAAAAAACATTGAATACTAACTTTTGATTTATGTTTGAATAATTTTGAAATTTGTAACTTTCCATCTCGTTCTGAATATCCTTTGTTTAACCAAAATCTAATGTCGTGTGACTGAAATAAAATATTCCAAATATCTTTACGATTTTCATCTGAATACTCAATATTATGTTCAATTGCATATTTGTAGCACGCTTTCCAACAACCATATTCCTTATAAAATCTTCCCTCATCTTTTAATTTTTGAATTAAAATATCGTTTAAAATTCTCCAAGATTCAATTTGTTCAGGAGTTCTTGGAATGTAGTTTTTCTTAGCCTTATCACTAAACCATTTTTTAATTTCATCATCTGTAAGTCCGCGTTTAATCAACGAATTTCTTCCACTAATAAAGTGTTTAACTTCTTCAATTGGAATATTTTTAATAATTGAATAATGCTCCTTCAATGGAATAGTTAATCGTCTAATCCAATGGTTATCTCCGGAAATTTGTTGATGGATATTATCAAAATGTTGTTTAAACTTTTCTGAACCTTTCTTATCGCCATACCTTGCTTTAAATGATTCTAATGATGTTGTTGATTGTCTATTATAATAGTTCTGATTTGCTAATAAAACATCGCCATTTGATTTTCTTAAAAAGAACTCATAATTAGTTGGAACAAATGATTTATAAAATTTCTCAATTATATTTCTGTCAATATTGTAAATTGTATATTTTCTAAAATACAATAAATTTAAAAAACACTTTTTGCAATAAGAAAACTTTCTATCACACTTTTTAGACATTCCTTCTGGAAACAAAACATCAAAATAATCATATACAGAATCATGAAATAATTTATAATAGTCTTCTCTTCCTTCGTTTGCGCTAATCCTCTTCTTTTTCAAACCAGTAACTTGACATAATGGATTATAATTCATTGATCCCACCGACACTTCAACATCATCATCTTTAACAAACGTTCTCAATAAAATTTCCTCATTTTTATTTTAAATTTACTAAACGGTTAATTTCTTCCCAATTATGAATTTTTGCAATTTTGGTTTCTGGAGAAATATTACAAGTCATGATTATTGATGGATACAAACTCTGAAGATCTAATGAATAAACCCATTTATAAAATCCAGTTTTCGGTTGTTTGACAAACGCACCCTCTGCTTTACCTTGTTCATCTCCTTTAATCCCAGATGAAGCAACGAAGCCGTTCCTCTTACAATAAACTAAACTTGCCCCATCCAAGAATCTACTTGGCATTGTAAAGTCTTCGTATGGAACGTGACCTTTATGACAAATACCCATTGCAATTGAAATGAAATCCAATTTCTTGTCCATTGCAACTAAAAGTTCAACGTCAGAAACGTTATATTGAATGAACTTGTGAATGTCATTTTCAAACAATGAATCTAAACTTCCTTCATATTCAACCTTTCCCCTGCCAAGTTCCTTCTTTGAAATTGCGTCCAAGGTGTATCTTGGTTCTTCGTTGTAATTGTAATTCTTGTAGAGTTTCAGGTAATCTAATTGACTTACTCCAGCAATTTTAATTGAATAGTCCCTTCCGTATTCATTTTGGTAGACAATTCCAATTGGGGAAAGTTTTCTTGCAACTTTTTCTCCTAGAACATTGATTAAACGATTGAATAAATATGGCATATCAAAGTGATCAGTATTCCAGCCAGTTATAATATCAACTTTTAACTTTTGATATTCAGTGATGAAATATGCTAGAAGTTGGTCTTCTCGACTAAATCTCTTTAAATGAGTTCCATCAATTATTTTATCTTCAATCTTACAATCTGGATCTAATAGGAGACAATGATACTTTTGTTCAATTGAAGAATAATAGGCGATTGCAGTTACGGTATTGAACGCTTCATTTGGCTTTGAATACTTTCCTTCCTTTGCAATCTCAATATCCAAGAATAAAATATTGTGACCAACTGAAACGTCATCATTCTGAAAATAACGATCAATTAAAACTCTTGTTTCAGTTCTAACGTCATGTTCAAAAATCAAGTTTTGCTTTTCTGCTTCTTTGCTCCAATTACTGACTTTCTTAACTTTCAAACCGTTCAAGGTTACGTTCGTTCCTTTTGGATCAACTTGATACGCATATCGCTCAAAAGGAAAACATGAATATGGTTTATCGTTGTGTTGACCATCGGTCCACAAATGAACCATTTGATTATTACGGTCAAAATGTAAATTTTTATACATTAAAAGAAGTCGTTAGATTTGGAATGATCAACTTCAGTATAAAGTGAGTTGGCTTTTAATATAAAAGGCTTGTTTTTTGCAAAGACTAATTCAGGATTATCTGACTTAACTAAATCATCAATTAATTTCAATAACAAGAACGTATCTTTTGATAAGAGTTGCTCCATTAAATAAGGTTCACCATTAATATAATAATTTATCTCTTTAATCGCATCTTGAAATAAGTAGAAATTATGAAGGACTGATGTCATGTATCCAATATTATTCCAAGTCTTAATATCATTATATTCATATCCATCCTTTAACCATTCATGGAATTGATTGTAAACTGGCAATTTAAAATCATTATCTTTGAACAATTTTTTCTCAGTGTGGTTGGATCTGTCAGAACCATGTTCAATATCTTTTGGAAAGTGCAAAGATCTAAAACTACAAGTTCTTAAATCATATCCACAATAAATCAAACCATAAACAGTTGAACGGTTTGGAGATGAACTGTCAGTTGTCACTTGAACGTTTGATCCGACATCATTTAATGATTTCTGCAATTGAGAAATTATCAAGAAATCAATAATCTTACTCGTTCCAAGGACGTGAAAATATTCATTTCTTGGATTTAGATGTTCCTTACCAGATAAAAATGCTAAAATTCCAGATAAAAATCTATAAATTGATCCTCCAGCACCACCAATTGACCAGCCTTCAAATTCAAATTCCTTGACTTGATTATACCATTCTTTATATGATAATTCATCATTTCCTTGAATAACATTTAAAAATTTAACCTTCCCTTTTCGATTCTCATAGAAATATTTAATATTTTCCCGTGAAAGTTCTAAGCAATGATCAAATTTACCATTATATTGCAATCGAGGCGGAATATCTAAATTCATTGCAATAGTTGAACTGTCTTCAAGCCAATTCAACATCACTTCTTTAAATTTTTGATCCCATTTAATTGCACCTGAAGCAATTTGATAACCACCTGAATCTCCAAATAAAACAGCGTCTGGTTCTTTATCAAATCCCCATTCCTCAGCTATATTTTTTTTCTTGTAAAAATGTCCAGCTGGCCAAAGGAAATATGGATATCGAAACTGTTCTGGAAAATCTGAACTGTAAAATCTACAAGTTGAACCGTTTTTCAACAACCAATTATTCTTTGCTCCTGCGCCATAAACCCCAGCAGAAAAAGAAGGGAAATAGATAAAATCTTTCATTAATTAAACCACTCTTTAAAAATATTTTGTGAATTAAATATACTATTATTTTTTATAATTAAATTAGTTGAACCTTCTGTCAAATATTTCTCAACTAAATCAATACATTCATCAAACGATTTATATAAAAATTCATCATTAATAAATTCCGGATAAACAACTGAATTTGGTACTATTGGAATGCAACCTAAATTAACCGCTTCCAAAACTCCAAACCCAAAGTTTTCTTGCAAAGCAAAAGAAACGACAATTTCAGATCTACCAAGTAATGAATAATATTCGTCCTTTGATAGATTTTGCTCTTGGGTCCAAATAAATTGAGTCTGTGGAAATTTGTGCTGAAGTTTATTTTTTAATTCAACAAACAAATGTGGTTGCTTTTCTGGATGGTTTCGACCATTAAAAATTACAATAGATTCCTTTTGAAGTGACTGAAATTTTGATAAATTTGAATCAAGTGGGAATCTCGTGACTGTTACCTTATTTGGATTAATGATTCGTTTTTTACAAACATCATTTTTGATGAAATTTGAACCAACAAACACTTGATCAGTTATATCAAAAACAATGTCCTCAAAGTTCTTAGCCCATCTTTCAAGATTCCGAACTTCGTCCGTATCAGTAAATGAACCGGCGTGTAAAATTCCCCTAATTTTTGGAAAAACTTGATTAAAGTGATTCATGTATGGGATTGACTCAATTCCAGGAAACCATAAATCACTGAAAAAAAGAACATCATCTGTTTCTATCAAACCGGCCTGATACATATCAGAAAGGCACGACAATTGTTGACATTTAAACTTTGTCGTGAAGTTACTGTCTAGGAACATTCCAGGTTTAAGTCCAGGAGAACTAATTTCTGGATAGATTCTAATGTATTCAAGGTTTTCAGACTCAAAATAATCAACAATATCACAATCCAAATGTGATGTGTATCTTGAATCAATATGTTCAAGTGGAAAATAAATTATCTTCATGCTATTTTGTAAATTTTTGCTCCATTTTCTCCATCTTCACTGACAATTGCTGACTCTAATTCAAATGATTCCAAGAGCAATCTTCCAATTGCTTCACAAGACATTGATCCAAATTCAGAAGGTGTTCCAAATTTAGAATTTAACCAAGATTGAACTTCTCGCTTAAATAGAATAAATTCAACATCTCGATCATCGTGATTAACTTTTTTTTCCAGTTCAAATTGGAAAATGTGCCGATGTCGCTCTGATAAAAAGGAAACTTCTGGAAACAATTCCTTCGCTTTTGGAAAATTGTGAAATCCTTCAAGTTGAAATTTAATTATAATATTCGCCTGAGTTTTCATTTTAACGTTTCTATAAAGTGATAGAATTCATTCTTACAACTTGCATTGTCCATAAATGCACCTGATAATTTACTCGTTTTCATAACAGAATCATGTCTAACACCACGGCATGAGGCGCAGGTATGTTCTGCTTCAATCAAGACTGCAATTCCTTTGTTATCAGGTAAAACTCTATTTATAAAATCATGAATCTGCATAGTAAGACCCTCTTGTATCTGGGGGCGCCTGCTGAACCATTCAACAATTCGGTTTAATTTTGACAATCCGATAACTGTTTCACCCGGAATATAAGCAACATGAGCCTTACCAATAAAGGCCAACAAATGATGTGAACATAGACTTTTTATATCAATTTTACCTTGAAACACAATTCCGTCATAACCACTGCTTGCTTCTGCAAAGGTTGTAATTTTTGGTGGTTCAGTAAAACAACCTTCCATTAATTCATTGATGTACGCTTTTGAAACTCTTTTTGGAGTATCTTGCATATTCGGGTCATTTTCCCAGTCAAATCCCAATGCTGATAAAAACTCACCGTAATGTCTCGTTGCTTCAATTATCCGTAATTCTCGATCTTCAGGAGTTAAAGGTAAATTACCGTTACTTAATATTAGTTTTCTTGGCATTATAAATTCCGTAAATATTAATTAAAATTATTATTGTTGAGAGCGTTGCGTGACTCCAATTCTGAATGTGAAAATCAAATATAATCCAACCAATGTCTCCAATGCACCAAATAAACAATGCTAAATAATGACGTTTAATTGCATTGAAGTAATAACCAAGCAGGACTAAAACAGTGCAAATCCATCCAAGTATTTCTATCATTCAGCAAAGTAATTTGATTGACTTTTTGGAGTTTCAAAGAATTGAACTGAATGAACTTTACAAATATGGCCCATTTTCTTCTGTATAATATCAAATAGCCATTTTGATAAGTTTTCAGATGTTGGTACAAAGGGAACTAGAACTAATCCTTCATAAATTTCACGTTCACAATCAGATAAATCTAAATAATTTTCAGGAGATATCACATGATGACCTTCAGGAAATCCTGTCAATTTATCAAGCATCGAAAACGATCGTTCAGTAATTCTATTTAACAATGGATAAAAAATAGACAAACTTGGATCATCGAAGTCCAAAATCATTTTATGATCTAAAACATCATCAAGCCATTTTTTGAACCAATTTAAATGCTTGAAATCTGTCACCATTCCATTACTTAATTCATTTGCTTCAAGATAAACAATAATCGTTCCTTGATGACCATGTTGGTGTCTACAAGCAAGACATGAATCTAAACTCAATTCCGAATTCAATTGCTGATTGTGAACCCGATGTCCATAGCAAAATGAAAATTCCTTTCCAATTTTATACATCTTTTCCTTTTTTATTTCTTTACAAGTTAAATAAAATAATTGATATTTCCAAATTTATTCTTCGACAACCGTTCCATCATTCTTAATCTTTATCGTCAAAAATCCATATCGCTCATCGTGAATACATTCCCTAATGGAATCTTGTAATTCACCTTTGTTTTCTTTTCTGTCCAACAAGACGATATTCTTGATTTTTGGATCAATTCCATTCATTCCATTAAAGACGATGTAGTCTACTGGATGGAAGTGAACCTTTGCATCGTTTGGACTCAGACCTAATGGCTTGAATAAAGTGTCAAATTGTTCAATGTGAAGATCTGCTTGAATTCTTCCTTCAACGGTTGCTTCAAGTTTAGCCTTAGTAATCTTATCTTTCAATTGCTTTTCTGCTGCTTCTAACTTAACCAGTTCACGTTCTATTTTATCAAACCAATCAAGGTTTGGACGTTTGTCTTCAAATAAGACTGAATCGGATAAACGATAGGTTTCCCTACATTTTGAACAGTGGCAGAAAGTTTGTCGGAGGTTGTTGAAAAATTGTATTTGTTCTTGCATTACATTGCAGATTTCATTGTATCAAAATAATCATTACACGATTGTCCAAATTCTTCTTCAGTCAATCCATGTTCATCAAGTAATTTTAGAAATTCTTCGCGTTCAGATAATTCTTTAATGATCTCTGAACCTTTTTCAGTTATTTCTTTCCCAACTTTAGGATCATATAATTGGAAATTTAATGAAGGATCAATTTGATATTCTGAATTCAATTTAATCTTTTTCATAATTCAATATGTTCTAAATTTGACATTTCTGTCTTTGATTACCGTTTTTATTTCTTCTTGACGTGGACTCAACCTTGCATTGCCAGTTTTCACATCCACAAAATGGATGAAATCAACTGTATTTCGCACAGAAAGCCCTTCAAAAACGACGTAGTCGATTGGATCACCTCCAGTACTCCTACAATCATTATGATTGAACCTGAACGATTCTAATGCGGGAAACAGACGTTCTGAAATGAATCCAATATTAACTGCTTTGACATTTACTAACATTGAATTATAAGCAGCATCTCTGGCAGTTTTCAATTTTTCCTTCCTTGCCTCAAGTTCCTTCAACTTTGCTTCATAACAAGATAAGGCTTGGTTGTGTTTGTTCTTATCTTTGAAATAAGTGTCAGGAGTATTTGTCGTTTGGCACGAAGGACATTCGGAATTTAGGTGAGATATTTCTTCAATAAAACTTCTAGTCTTTTTCTTCGACATTTAAATTGTTTTTTAGAAAATTATAAATCATTCGAATATAGGCTTGTTTTTCATCTCCTTCTGAATATTCTCGTCTACCCAATTCAATATCTTTATATGATTGTGGCAATTCAGAATCTTTAAAAACTGAAGAAAGTGATAGTTTAAAATCCCAGTCGGAAGTTTCTTTATTCTGACTGACTTCAATAGTTACGTCGAAATTTCTCTTATTTTTCATATTCTTGTTTTAAACCGTACATTAAATTGAGCCAATCAAATTCTCTCTCGGCTTGTTTTTTACTATGTTTCAATTCTTTCCTGAACAAGGAAATGCAGAAATATTTCCATGATTCAAATTGTTCTTTGGAATTGAAGGTGAAATGACTATACCACTCAATTCCTTCAATTAAAGGATTTTCTTTAATTTGTCGATAAGTGACTTGATAAGGTTCGAGTTCTTTGTTGATACACGCTTCTAAAATTTCTTCTTTTGTCATTTGTATTTTTTACTTTCATCAAACTTATATCTGAATTTTGCCCAAACTAAGTGCAAATCAGAAATTGAATATTCAGTTCGTTCTTCAGAAAAGTCATCAACCAGAACATCAATATCGTTTTCAATGCAATAATTGACCAAGTCTTCAAGATTCATGAAATCCTTGAACTGGATTTTAGATATTTTTCTCTCTATCATTTGTTTCCAAGTAATTTTACTTCAAGTGCTGAAATTTGGTTCAACAACGATTTATAATCAGTTCGAGTTGCTTTCATTGAATCTACTCTATTTGCAGTAGATTTAATATTAATGATTGCATCATAAACAGTTTTAACCATCAAAGGTTCCATTGCTTTCCCGTCAATTGCTTGAACCTGAAGGTTTAGATAAGTTGCAATTGCATTGTAATCACGTTCAAACGAAGCGATGCAATCTTCATAAGTCCCCTTCTTTGAAATAAACCATCCTTTATTTTCAAAGAACCTGCTAACATATTCAGCATTGCATTTTGAAAATTTGATTCCCGAGTGAAAACTAAATTTCTTCCCCTTCGTATTGTCAGCGAAAGATTTATCTTCAACTTCAACAAATCCAAGTTCAATCGCTTGTTTCCTGAACATCATTTCAAAGTTAGGAGAATATTCACAGATGGATTTAACGACATCTGGTCGAGTTTCAATTACAATTTGACTTTCAATGAATGGTCGGTATTTTTCTTCGATGAATTGCTTCTTAATGACTTGAAACTCGACTTCGTCCCATCGAACTTCTGGTTCGAGATAAACTGGTTTCCAATTCTTTTCAAATTCATTGAAATTTTCCTTATCTTCTCTCGTATCAAAGATGAATCTATCTTCGTCATCATCATAATAACCATTCTTTCTATAATCTTCCCATGCAGCCGAATAATCTTTAACTGAAAGAATTTTTCCATCGAATTCATAATGGTCTATTCTTTTGTGAAGTTCAACTTTCTTGAGAATTTTGTCTGGAATAGAAGTCAATGTAATTGGATTTTGACCGATTTCAAATTCAATATCTCCAATTTTACATTTCAAAGTTCCATAATCATTTTTGAACAACTCGAATAGATTGTTCAATCCGTAGTCAATAACGTAAATCATTTTGAAAAGATTTTGTTAATTTTCTTTCTCGCCAAGCGTTCTGCTTTGAATGTGGCAATGTGATAAGTTTCTTGATAAAAGTTTGACCAATCACCGATATTTTTCTTCTGAGTTTTAGTCAATGGGAGGTAAGGAGGTTCGTAATAATTAAACATTATTCAATCCTTTATTTAACTTAAATACAATTCTTCTGTGAAAGGTTCGTGCGTAATCGACCAACTTCGAAGAAACGTCTTCATAAGATGATCCGTGGATGAATTGTCTAGATTTTTGAATCGGATCTGAACTGAAAATCCAAGTTTCAACTTGAAATCTATTTTCATGTTCGTAATAAATTGCAGCAGAGGAAACACGAATCAATTCTGTTATTTGCGTTGCAGCAATGTTGAAATTCTTAGACATAAAAGAGTTCTGAGTTTTTTAACTTTTGACAAAATTCATCCATATCTTCAATGGATTTTCCGTAATATTTGTGAAATCCTGGTTTGGCTTTGAGTGGTGTTTTTAACCGTTCAATTATTCTTGAGCGAACAATGCAAGTATCTTGGAAAGAAGGAGTCCAATTATTCAATAAAAACAGGAAATTAAATTCAAAGACATCAATTGAAGTTCCGGGATTAAATCCACGAAGTTTCATTTCATTATTAACTTCAACCAATCGTTTTGCCAAATACATTATTTTTGGCTTGAAGAAATTAATGTGACCTTTTCCGAGGCAATATTGGTCTGGAACTTGACCTTTGATTTTGTATCCATCTTTCCTCAAAGAACCAGTTATCATCGTAATCTCTACGGACTCTGCGATGAGATGCTGGTCTGAAAGAAATTCGGGCGAAATTCCGGAATTAATCCTCGACATAATTTTTCAATTTATTTTGTTTGAAAAGTTCATACATTTTAGATTCGCTGATTTTAGTCTTATTCATAAAATCTTTGCGACTTTCATAAATTACTCCATTTTCATCAATTAATGGCAATTTATGATATGAAGTTCTTAATTTTGCCTTTTCACTGAGTAGTTTCTTTGTTTCATCTGAATGAGATTTACCAAAGAATGGATTCTTTGATCCAGTTGTTGCTCGGCTTAATGATTGCCGCCATTCTTTACTAAAATCCTTTCCAAAATTAGGTGCCTTTTCGCCTACATTTCGGGCTCGACTAATTCTTAATTTTGCCCTATGTTCTTCTGAGAATTCTTTTCCAAACATTGGATTATCTTCTCCCGAATTTCTCTCCGATTTAATTAAAGAAATTTTCTTTTTCGTATCCGCATAAATCTTTGATGTTGGAGAATATCTTGATTGATGTGGATTACTTGGGCCACACATTCTCCAAAAGGCAAACCACAATCCATGATGATTAGGATATAGTTTTTCAGCGAGAATATAATGAACTAAGAAATGTTCTCTTGCGGTTAAAATTGTAATGTTTGATTCTTCATCAATTCCGTCTAAACACTTTGGAATGATGTGATGTTTTTCTGTGTAGATTTCTTTTGGTAATTCTCTAACTTGACCTCTTTTACAAAGGTCATCATAGATTTTTTGGTAATTCAAATAAATTCCTCATTTTTAATGAGAAATCATTCTTTGTTTTTTTCATTAAGATTCCTCATTGCATTGGTTAACAGTTTTTCAACAAACTGATTAATCTTTAAGCAATGCTCATTACAATGACGAACTATTTCATCATGTATTGCTTCATTAACTTGAAATGTCTTAACCTTTTT